CATTTTAGTCATAACTTTAGTCATTCTCTAACTTATTGATTTATAGTTCTTTATATTCTTTTATTATTCTTTATGACTAAAATGACAAGAAAAAGTAATAAATATAAATAAAAGAAAAAGAAGAAAAGAGAAAATATATAAAGAGTAGTATATAGAGATTTACATCGTCATTCGTCACATAGTTTTTTTATTCCTGTTTAGTTGCTAGGTGAAATAAAAAATGTATATTTGCGTACAATCAAATTCAATCATATGTCAACAAGTGGATACATTCCAAAAGACCTGCACTTCGACAAGCAGGGTAGGGACAAGCTAATAAGCGGCATCTCTAAGATTTCAAGGGCAGTAAAGAGTACACTAGGCCCAAGGGGCAAGACGGTTCTTGTGGAGTCGCCTGAGCATCTGAGGGGCATGACCATCACCAAGGACGGTGTAACGGTTGCGGCATCAGTATTCCTAGACGACCCTATAGAGAACCTGGCGATACAGATGATGAAGGACGCTGCACAGCGTACTGCCAACTCAGCGGGTGACGGTACTACCACTGCGATTGTATTGGCAGAGGCCTTTGTAAAGGCTGGCAACGAACACATAACACCAGAGAACAACACGACACAGGTTGTGCGTGACGTGAACGATATAGTCCAGGACGTTGTAAAGACACTGACAAAGGACTCCAAGAGGATAACAAAGAAGGGACTACTTAACGTGGCGAAGATATCAGCGAACAACGACTCCGAGGTGGGGCAGCTAATCTTTGACGCATACGACAAGGTAGGAAGGGATGGCATAGTAACGGTTGAGAAGTCGATGAGCCACAAGACATATGCAGAGGTAACCAATGGTATAAAGATCGACAGGGGCTACACGTCTAACCTTTTCATAAACAACCAGAAGAAGGACGAGTGCATACTTGAGGACGTGAGGATACTGGTCTGCGACCAGGAGATAAGCAACATACTACAGATAGAGTCTGTGCTAAAGCCGATCATACAGAACAACGAGAAGCTTTTGATAATAGCGGACTGTGGTCAGAACGTGGTGAACACATTCGCAGCCAACGTTGTGAGGAACAACCTGAAGCTGTGTAACATTGCACCGCCATCGTTTGGTTACAAGAAGAACGAGCTGATGCAGGACATTGCTGCAACGGTTGGTGCTAAGTACTTCTCTGAGCAGACTGGGGACGACCTCAGTATACTTAGGCTAGAGGACTTGGGTTTCGCTGACAAGATCATAGTGGGCAAGACCTCATCCGTTCTGATAAAGAACGCAGAGCCGTCTGAGGAGATGCGTACACGGATAGCCGAGCTAAGGGTTCAGCAGGAGAACACTACGGACACGGTGTCCCGCAAGTTTATTGACGAGCGTATTGCGAGCCTCGCTGGTGCTATAGGCTGCATCTACGTAGGCGGTAACTCAGACGTGGAGCAGAAGGAGAAGTTTGACAGGGTGGACGACTCGGTGTGTGCAGTAAGATCCGCACTTGAGGAGGGCATAGTTGCAGGTGGGGGCATAGCCCTGTACCAGATAGCAAGCAGGCTTGAGAACAAGGACAGCGACTCGCTGGACTACTCGACCGCATACGCCATAGTACGTGACGCACTACGCACACCGATAAGGCAGATACTGATGAACGCAGGCATAAACCCAGAGGACGTGCTTGGGGTTGTTGACGCAGACAACGCTCAGAACAAGAACGCAGGGTTTGACGTGAAGAACGAGAGATACGGTGACATGTTCAAGCTTGGTGTGATTGACCCGCTAAAGGTCACAAGGAACGCACTGCTCAACGCAAGCAGCGTTGCGACAACCATACTATCAACGAACGCAATCGTAACACACAAGAGGGTAACATCATGATACTAGACAGCATAATTGAATTGAAAATAATATGAAGCCAATAGGGAAGTACATAGTGATCACAAAGGTAGAGGCCGAGGTCAAGACCGAGTCAGGCATACTGCTGTCCGCAGAGGACGTGGGTGCTATGAGGTATCACCAGGGTAAGGTAATCAAGCCAGGGACTCTGGTTGAACACATCAAGGAGGGTGACGACATATACTACGACAAGGCGGCTGGGCATTCGATGCTAATAAACGACAAGATATACACGGTTATAAGCGAGAGGGACGTGGTCGTTGTTATCTAGCGATCCTTCCTTATCTCCTTGTTGATCTTCTTCATCTGGTTTCGGAACACCTTGTCCCTGAACTTAACATCGTGTTTAAACACAGGGTTGTTCACGTAGTTCTCTGGGAACTCCTCACCGTTCAGCTTTCCATATATATTGCTAATCATCCTCTTGCCCTTGTACGTAAGCTCGTATAGGGCAGCCTCCTTCCCCTTCTTGTTCCTCCACTTGTGTATCCACCCCTGCTTTATAAGCTTATAGAACCTGTTCTTGTCCCAGCTCATTATCTCCTGGTACTCCTCGAACTTTGTCTTGTTGAAAAGATGTTCGCTGTACAGGAACATCATCATCTCGATGTCAGCGGTTGTGACATCGTACTTCCTTTTTGCCCAGTACTTTACCACGCTCCAGTACTTTAGGTAGTCGTGTTCTGGCTGCTTGCGTGAGGTGTTTCTAACAGTTACGCCCATAAAACATTTAATTTAATTTATTACTTTTGTAAATATACAAAACTAATAGAATGAAATCATCTGACGTTAAGGAAATCATTATACACTGCTCTGCTACTAGAGAGTGTGATGACTCTATAAACGCAGAGGTTATTGACAGGTGGCATAAGGATAGGGGGTGGAAAGGTATTGGATACCACTACGTGGTACTGATGGATGGCACTATCGAGACGGGACGTATGGTAGACCAGTGTGGCGCACACACAAAGGGACACAACTGTGAGTCTATAGGCGTGTGCTACATAGGGGGAGTAGAGTCTGACGGCAAGACACCGAAGGACACTAGGACACCAGAACAGATAGAGTCATTATTAGAATTATTGCTGGTTCTTCGCAAGATGTATCCAGGTGCAAAAATTCATAGCCATCGAGACTTTGCAGCGAAAGCCTGCCCAAGTTTTGATGCCACAGCAGAGTATACTTACATTTAAAACTATAAACCAATGATGTACGGCAAGAAGACAGTTACAAAGAAGAAGGGATACGGTGGCAAGGCTACCCCTAAGAAGACAACTAAAAAAGTGGTTGTTAAAACCAAAAGAGGCAAGAGGTAATGGCAAAGGGCAGGACTAAAAAAAAGTCTAACAAAATATGTGACGCAGGAATCTCTTGGGCTAAACGAACGTTTGACAAGTACCCATCGGCATACGCAAACATGGCTGCATCAAAGTACTGTAAAGATCCTAACTATGGAAAAGGAAAGAAAGGAAATAAAGGCTCTTGAGGAGCTTAAGGATAAGACAACTAACTTTGAGGAGCAGATGGAGATTGCAGACAGGATACATAACCTCAAGATGAAAATAAACGGAGTAAAACCAAGTCACAGTTACGTTGACTGTATTGGCTGCGGATCATAGGTATGGGAGAGTTAAAGAAATGGAGGGACGAGAAGTGGGTACGTATAGGTACTGACGGAAAGATAAAGGGAGAGTGCGGTACTTCTAAGAATAAGAAGAACCCAGACAGGTGTCTACCCCTGGCAAAGGCTCGTTCACTATCAAAAAGAAAACTAGCTGCTACCGCAAGGAAGAAGAAGAAGGAGGGGGCAAAGGGTAAGCAGTTTGTTAGGAACACTAAGGGAGTAAGGTAACTAAAAAAATAAAAGGTAATGGCAAAGTTCAAGGTACATAACATGTACAGCAAGTCAGGTGTTAAAAAGGTAGCCAAGACTATGAAGCAACATCTGGCTCTAAAGAAAAAAGGTTACACCCACACTAAAAGGTAATGGCTAATAAAAGTAAAATGAAGTGCAACTCCGTCAGGGCAAGTGACAGGGCAGGCAAGAAGAAAATGGTCAAGGCATGTGCTGGTGGCAAGGAGAAGCTTATACACTTCGGTGCTAAGGGGTACGGACACAACTACTCTGCTAAGGCAAGGAAGTCTTTCAAGGCTAGGCACAACTGTTCGACTGCCACATCGAAGATGACTGCAAGGTACTGGTCATGTAAAAAACTATGGGCAGGGAAGGGTGGAAGCACTGAGTCATCGCCTAAGAATAGGCAAGGAAAATATTAGTATATTTGCATTAAATAAATTATTATGAAACAAGGATACAATTCAAGACTCGATGAGTCACTTGGAGCAAGGAACGGAAAAAAGTCTCAGTCAATGAAATCAAGACGAGACGAGAGCAAGGGAATGTCCAAGAAGGAGTCTGGGCATGCATACGGTGGCGACAAGTCTATGAGCTACAACCACCAGTGTATAAAGGACGGCAAGGTTAAGGATCACTTAGGTAAACTTATAAAGAAGTAATGGGAAAATTATTAATAAGGATGGGCCTGTGGGTTCAAGAATTTTGGTGCAGGACTCAGTGTAACTGGAACTGCCTAATGATTAACTTAATGTTTGACGTAACAAGATGTCCAAATGCCGACTGTAATTGTGAAAAAAAATAAGTCAAGGGGATTGGGAGACTCAATCCAGAAGATAACAAAGGCAACAGGCATACATACCGTTGTAGAAAAAGTAAGCAAGGCTATGGGAAAGGACTGTGGCTGTGCTTCAAGGAGAGACACGTTGAACCGTAAGTTTCCTTACAAGCAAGATTAACAAGAGATTTTTAACCCTCTAATATAAAAGGATGGCATACCCAAAGATTACAGTTAACACTGGCATGACACTACAGGTTGTGGGCAGTGACTCAATTCCAATACCAGCTGCAGACCTGCCAGTTTTATCTGGAACAACAACAGCCGCTACTGCAAATAAACTTGTAGATGTTGGAGCTGACTTTTCTAATGTAAGTGTAGGTGATATTATTTATAACACTACAGACAGTTCTGTTGCTACAGTAACAGCAATAGATACCTCAACAATATTATCAGTAAGTGAAGATATATTTACTTCACCTGAGAACTATACTATTTTCTTGGGAGGCCCTAACGGATCTTCAAGGATAAAGTCATCCGAGGGGTGCTTACTATACGTGGGTAGCAGTGAGGCCACTATGACTGCAGCAAGTTCTTACGTGAACGTGACGGTAAAGACTGTGTCAGGAAGTGACGTAACATTCTCTAACTTCCCTGTAGGAGAGTACCTACCAGTACAAGTGATCCAGCTGTATACAACTGGAACATCAGCTGCTGCAGAGAACAACTGTGTAGCAATATGGTAACAGTTATGTACAACCAGAACAATACTTGGTCAGACCAATTAGTGATTACATATACCTACGTAAAATGAATGCTTGGATGTCAGATATAAAACTATACCTACTGAATGCAAGCACATTCGCAATATCCTTAACGACTATTGACATGACACTAAAACTGGTGTTGTTAGTGGTATCCATAGGCTATACGATAAACAAGTGGCTGTTATTACACAATAGAGACGATCAAGAAACAAACAAGTAAATGATCGTAACTAATGCCAAAGAAAAAATTCAAAGAGACCACAATAGGTAAGATCCTACTGGGGGCTGCGCACATAATAAACCCAGGACTAGGTAAGGTTCTTGACGGGGTTGTGTCACCCAAGGATGCTATTTCAGAGATAACTAAGGCTGATATTTCTACTGAGGACAAGATAAAGCTTCAGCAGATGATATACGACTACCAGAACACTGAGCTTCAGGAGGTGACTAAGAGGTGGTCTTCGGACATGTCAAGCGACAACGCACTTTCTAAGTCTATCAGGCCACTGACGTTAGCGTTCGTGGTACTAAGCACGGTCATACTTATTTTCATTGACTCAGGATTTATTAACTTTACGGTTGACAACGAGTGGAAGGATTTATTAAAGATGTTGCTCCTAACAATAGTTGCCGCCTACTTTGGTGGCAGGTCTTATGAGAAGGGCAAGGCAATAACTAAATAAGATTAATGGCAAAGATAGCAACATACGAACTAGACACTAACGTAGTAGCAGCAGACAAGTGGATTGGGTCTGACTCTCAAAATTCTTGGCAGACCAAGAACTTTACCGCTGGTGATGTTGCTGAGTTCATAAACAAAAAAGCAATCCAGAGTCAGCTACTGAGGTACACATACCAGAACAAGGGGGATAGGAGGGATGCAACTGTGAGCTTCGATCCATACGGAGCTGACCAGGTTCTGTTTAGTTCTATAAGCTCATTCACTCTGAGTAATTTTGACGCATACAGCTTAAACTCAAACCCACCTGTTGATATATCTACGTTATATAAATCACCGTTTACAGATGGTGAGATACTAATGACGCAGTGCAACGACATGAGTCAGTGGGCAATATTTGAGTGGGACTCACAGGAAGCTAACCTTGGTGACAATAACTTTACTAACATTTTCCTCACGTATAAGGCGGGTAAGGGGAGCATAGATGTGGGACAAGATTATTTCATATCTTTGCTTACATACCAAGTGGGTGAGACAGTAGACAAAAACTTTGTGTACACACAGAATGTAGCTTCTAATACATGGGTAGTTACCCACAACTTAAATAAGTTTCCGTCTGTGTCTGTGGTAGACTCGGCCAATACGTTAGTAAACGGACAGGTAGAATACAACAGTATAAACGAAGTAACAATATCATTTAGGGCTGCCTTTACAGGAAAGGCATTTTTTAATTAAGAACAAGTAATACCATGGCAATAAGATTTCTATCCAACGTTGACTTAACAAACGGAGAGTTACAGAACTTCAAGGTTCAGAACCTAGCAGCAGACCCGTCTGGATTAACTGGAGAGGGTCAGCTGATATACAGGACAGACACCAACCAGATGAAGTACTATGACGGTAGTAACTGGCAGGTAATAAATACAACAGGGGGTGACATTACTGACGTAAACGGAGGCACGTATATAACCACCGTAAACTCAGGAGGCCCTGTGGTCACAGTCAACCACGATGATACAACACGAAATGACACGACAACCAGCATTACTCCTATTTTTGGAGGCAGCTTTACTGCAATAGACACCGTAACCACTAATACTACGGGACACGTTACTGGAGTTAGGCTGCAGACTATTAATCTGTCTGCACAGGTATATACGTGGAACTTAACTGCTGACAGTGGAACTAACCAAACTATATCAAACGGGAACACGGTAGACATAGCTGGGGGTACAGGACTGACATCTCTTGTTTCAAACACAGACACGGTAACAATAAGCCTTGACGACACTGCTGTAACAGCGGGTACTTATACATCCGCTGATATTACTGTTGATGCACAGGGTAGGATTACTGCTGCTGCTGATGGAGGGGCAGGTACAATGAGTAGCTGGGAATTAGCTGGAGAGTCGGGTACGCCACAGGTAATAACGGATGGAAACCAAGTTCGTATAGTGGGGGGGACTGGTATAAACACTGTAGCTAGTAGTACAGATATTTTGACAACAAATCTTGCTTTAAGTGACTTAAGTACGGTTACAACTATTGACCCCGCTACAGACTTCTTGGTAGGCGTAGATGGAACTGCAAACGAAAAAATACTATACAGCAACGTACACTTAGACCAGTGGGGAGATGCAGAGGCAGATGTAGACCTTGGGAACAATAAATTATTAGATGTCAAAACTGGTACAGCAGGTACAGATGGTGTAAACCTAGGACAGGTACAGTCCTTAGTTGCAGGAGTGGGAGTATTCCAGGGTGGATACAACGCATCTACAAACACCCCTGCATTAACGGGTGGATCAAACGTAGCCTTGACACAGGGTGACTTCTTTGCCGTAACAGTTGCGGGATCTTTCTTTACAGAAAACTTAGAGCCTGGTGACTTAATATTTGCTAACTCAGACATTGCGGCAAGTTCAACTCCATCTCTTTCGGATTACACGGTTGTAATTGCAGACGCTAACATTGCAGGCACGGGAGCTAATGACGGGGCTACAGAGAAGGGTGTTGCAGGATTTGACTCTGCAAACTTTAGTGCCACTGCTAATGGGTTCATAACACTGGATGACACGGGTGTAACTGCCGCTAGTTATGGTTCTGCGAGTAAGTCTCTCTCTGCCACGGTAACCGCAAAGGGTTTGCTTACGTCACTGGCAGAACAGAATATTGCAATCACAGCATCTCAGGTAACTGACTTCTGTACAGCGGTTGAAAATTGTATATCATCTGATCTTAATTATTCTGCACAAATTGGTGACGGAACGGCTACTGTATACGATGTAACCCATAGCTTAGGTTCAAGGGCTGTTATGGTGCAGCTATATGACGCCAGTGGTATTACTATTTATGCCGATGTAGAAAGGACTAGCAATGATGAAGTAGAAATAACGTTTAACAATACAATAGCAACTAACAGCGTAACGGTACTTATTAATAGAATAGCTTAAAATTAAAAACTATGGCAACAATTTTTAACTGGGACTGCAAGACAGTAGATGCATACCCATTAGTGGGGGAAGATTCAGATGTGGTGTACAACGTACACTGGATAGTAACGGGTGTATCAGACCAACTAGACCCGCAGGGTAATCCCTATCAGGCTAGGAGTATTGGTACTCAGGCGTTAAGCACGGATGACATTACAGACTTTATTCCCTTTGGGGACTTGACAAACGAAATTGTTGTTGAGTGGACTAAGGGTGCAATGGGGGAGTTTGATGTTACTTCTGTAGAGGACGGTATACAGAATAGTATTGATCTTCAAATCACTCCAGTATCAGTGACACTTATTGTGGGGGGAGAACCACAGCCACCAGTAGAGGAAGAGCCAGTAGAGGCTGAACCAGAGGAGGAGATATAATACCAACCTATAAAATATAATACAATTTAATACCCTATGGCAATTAGATTTTTAAACAGTCAGTCTATTGATGGAGAGCTTACGGTAACAGAAAACGTAGGTATAGGTATTGCTACTCCAGATTCACCATTGCACATATGGTTTGATGATAACAATGCAGCAGAGAAGGTATTCCTTAATGTAGAAAGTGGTTACGGATCTGATAATCCTATCTTCCAAGTAGGAACACAACTAGGAGAAGGTTTTATGCGGCTAAAAGATAAATTTGATGTTTCTAAAATTGAATTATTATCAAGTGGAAATTCTTATTTTAATGGAGGCAACGTAGGTATAGGCACTACTACCCCTGGTCATCTTCTTGATGTACAGGGAACTACCGATCCTTCTATTAGAGTTAAGTCTACAGGTACAGGAAATTCAGATGATTCATCAATTAGAATGACAATTGGGGGAACTACTGCTAATAATAGGATTCGCTTTGGGGATGCTACAACAAGTACCGCAGGACAGCTTATGTATTCACATAGTTCTAATGCAATGCGTTTCTATACATCAGCTACAGAAAAAGTACGGATAGACTCCAGTGGCAACGTAGGTATAGGGAATGCAAGTCCTGAAAATATACTACATGTTGAAAAAGCAAATCCAATTATTTTCGTTCAAGATACTGACACATCTCTTTCAACTACAGAGGCATATATTAAATTCAGTGGATCTCAAAGTTCAGCAGCAGGGGGTGGTTTTAGAACAGATGTAGAAAAGGCTATCGGATATAAAGAAGATAGTTTAGTTTTTGAAGATGGGGGTACTGAAAGAATGCGTATTGATTCATCAGGTAACGTAGGTATAGGAACTACGAATCCAGTTTATCTCCTTGATGTACAAGCCACTACCGATCCTTCTATTAGAGTACGTTCTTCAGGTACAGGATCTTCAGATGATGCTTTAGTTAGAATACAAATTGGAGGTACAACTGCAAGTAGTTACATATTTTTTGGAGATAGTTCTGATGCTGATGCTGGATCTATTAGATACCGTCATTCTGAAGATTCTCTACAGTTTCGTGTGAATGCAGCAGAAAGAATGCGTATCTCATCAACTGGTAACGTAGGTATAGGAACTACAAGTCCTGATGTATCTCTTGAAGTTGAAGGGCCGCATATTAGTGGTATTGGAATGTTTCTTTTAGATGGAGACACCCATGCATATATGACTATGGATTCTGCAACAGGATCTAATTCAGGACTCTTTTTTAAAGAAAATTCAGCTAATAGGTGGCTTATTGATTATCAGTCATCAAGTAATTTTTTGAGGTTTTATGACTACTCAGGAGCTGCAGGGGTAAGGATGGTTATAGAAGACTCAACAGGTAACGTAGGAATAGGAACTACAACTCCATCACAACCACTCCATGTAACTGGAAATATATTATCTAATGGAGTACTTTATGGGGACACAGGAATTTACTCAGATGGTTATATTACTGCTGATGGGAATATCACAACTTACAATGATTTACAGGTTGACGGTAGTGCAGAAATAGGAGGCAGTACAGGTCTAGGCACTTCAAGTCCTACTCAAAAACTTCATGTAAATGGAAACGCTAGGGTCACAGGTGCTTATTATGATTCAAATAATCTACCAGGAACAAGTGGACAAGTATTGTCATCTACTGCAACAGGTACATCTTGGGTAAATGAGGGGAGTAGTGTTGGTGTGTCATCTATAATAGCAGGAACAAATATTACCATTTCTCCTACAGGCGGGACTGGTGCGGTTACTATTAACGCATCAGGCGGAGGCGGAGGCGGTGGTAGTAGAACTGCCTCTTTTAATTCTGCGTTTTTTCAATCAGGTAATGGTAATTATTATCTTCCTATTTCTACTGAGAGTGAACAAACATCAAGGCAGCGAGGTAATACCATAGTCCCTCCATTTAATGCGTATTTAAAAAGTGTTACTATGACTCATACATCAGTTAATGCTCCTACATCTGGAACAAGGATTTTGACAATGCAGGATTCAAGTGGTACTACTATAGAAGCTATAACTGTAAATTACAATGACTATGTATCGGTGGGGGTTGGCAGATATACATGGACATTTACATTTACCTCATCAGCCCAAATCTCTGCTGGAAGACCTTTTTGGATTTATGGTACTAACAACTTTAATGTAGGTTGGGGAAATGCAATATATACTATTCTTTTAGAAGAACAATAAATTTACTATCTTTGTGTTACTGATAACTAATTAAATTTAATATAATGAGTAAAAGTAAAGAACAGGTGATGTTAACCGCAGACGAGTTAACAGCTATACAGGAGCTAAACAATAAGTTCATGCAAATAAAGGTTGCAATTGCAGACACTGTAATTCAACAGCAGCAACTTACCGCAGAGATTGGTTTGGTACAAAAAGATTTTAAGGAGCAGGAACTATTGCTTGCTGAAAAATATGGGAAGAATGCTACCATCAACCTACAGGATGGTGAGGTAACTCAACCCGAAGAAAAAAAATAAAACATGGCACGGATAAGTAACACAACGGCATACCCTCAGATTGCTACCTTAGACACAGATGACTACATACTATTAACCGACAAGGATAATAAGTTAATGACAAAGTCCTGTAGCATAGGCAAGCTGCAGGAAAAGTTTGGTATAGACACACTGGTTGCCCATGTGGAGGTCACACCTACTGACCTGTTATCCTTATCTACGTCAAACAAGGTTATTATACCTAGCCCTGGTGTTGATAAGGTTATAGATGTTATATCTTTAGCTGTAAACACTGTGCCAGGAACAACTGCATATAACTTTAATGACCCACTAGAGTTTGTGTCTGCGGTTGACCAAACGATTAGGGCTGCGGGGACTACAACGGGACAAGCACCAGGGCCAGCAGGAGACCCTCAGAATAAAATAGTAGACACCGCTGCTACGTTTATAACAAGCGGGGTACTGCCTGGAGATATAGCAACCTATACAATTAGCGGTGTTACAACTAACACGGTGGTGACAAACGTAATATCCGAAACACAGCTACAGGTGGCGGCAGTAAACCTTGATACTTTTCCAGTTACGTATATAATATATACCCCTGATAATACTGTGTCACTTGGAACTATTCCTGCGGTAGATATGAACACCATACATGAACGGGTATATAAACTGGTTCAGCCATCTTCAAACTACCACATGGGTGCTGGAAGTCCACTTAGGTTAAAGTGTGCATCCAATCCAACCCAGGGTAACGGTAATATGTTTGTTAATATATTTTACAGGGTACTAACAATAGGTACTTCATTTTAATCTAATACTTTGGACATAAGAAAGATATCCATAGGAGCAGACTATAAGTCTGGGGCAATGCATTATATTGCAGGGCAGGATGTCCTAGGCGGCAGCTACTGTATCCATCTGATTCAGTACGACCAAGAGGATTTTTCTTATAGGATATGGATTCGCAATAAGGACGAGGTCTTGCTATGGAAGGAGTTCAAGAAGACGATGCCTATATCCCTGGAGTACAACATAAACTTTTAATGCAATCACCATACTCATTTATTGTAAAGCCTGTAAAGGGCAGGCGCTATGACAACATAAGGGTATATGGTGATAGGGACTTAATCATCAGCGTATCTGAGGAGGATCACACGGTAGCTAATCGCTATGCAGAGGTAGTCAGCGTACCCATGGGGTACGAAGGAGAGGTATCTCCAGGGGACACCATATTGGTACACCACAATGTATTCAAGTACTATAACGATATATACGGCAGGCAGAAGAGTGGCAGGAGCTGGCTCAAGGATAACCTATTTATTGTAGACTTCGATCAGTTCTTTTTATACAAGAAGGGAGATGAGTGGAAGGCATTTGATAAGTACTGCTTTGTAAAACCAATCAAAAAGAAGGACTCTTACATTATAGGCAGCGGGGTAAAAGAAGAGCCACTACATGGAGAGTTAGTGTACCTCAACGACCAGTTAGTAGAGCTTGGTTTAGAGAAGGGGGACAACATATGCTTCGAGCCTTTCAGTGAGTACATGTTTGATATAGAGGGCCAGAAGTTGTTTAGGATGTACACCAGCAATATAACCATCAAGCTATAGTATGGATATAAGGGAACTAAAGATACAGATAATTCAAGCAGGAAAAAACTCTGTGCAGCACTTGATTCAGGTAGCCAACGAGAAGATAATAAAGATAGACCCAGAGGATGAGCTTGCGGCTGACAGACTAAAGAACGCTGCGGCTGCTAAGAAGCTTGCTATCTTTGATGCCTTCGATATACTTCAGCGTATACAGGAGGAGGAAGACAGGATCAATGGCGTGGAAAGAGAAAAAAATAACTTACCAAAAGGATTTGCAGAATCAAAGTCAAAATAGCTTATACACAAAAGTAAACGACACTATACCCTCAAGCGTTAGGAAGCTAAAGAACAGACACAAGTCCTGGGTCTATGGCTACGATGAGAAGTATGATATCGTGGTTATATCTCGTGACGGGACTATCGGAGATATATACAACATAAACAACCTAAAGGTTGCCCTACCACATACACCTAAAGACCCATACAAGAGGTCTACTGAAAAAGCGTCTCAGTACTGGGAAGCATCAGAGTACTCCAAGGAGTTAAAGAGGATATCAACAATTTTTCAGTGGCACAACATGCCCCTTAGTTTTAAGGAGAGGTGGGTGGACTACATAGAGAAAGAGTTTAATAGGAGGGACTTAGGTTACTGGTTCTATAACAATGGAGTTCCTACATATATTACAGGTTCTCATTATATGTATCTACAGTGGACTAAGATTGATGTTGGACTACCAGACTTTAGGGAGGCCAATAGGGTGTTCTATATATACTGGGAGGCTTGCAAGGCAGACAAGAGAAGCTTTGGTATATGCTACCTAAAGATTAGGAGGTCAGGGTTTTCTTACATGGGTTCTGAGGAGTGTGTAAACATGGCTACGCTTGCTAGGGATGCTCGTGTAGGTATACTGTCAAAGACAGGGTCTGATGCAAAGAAGATGTTTACAGACAAGGTTGTTCCCATATCAAACAACTACCCATTCTTCTTTAAGCCTATACAGGACGGTATGGATAAGCCTAAGACAGAGCTTGCTTACAGAGTCCCTGCGTCTAAGATTACAAAAAAGAATATGTTCCTCATAGACGAAGAGGAAAAGCTTGAGGGGCTTGACACCACTATTGACTGGAAGAACACCTCAGACAACAGCTATGATGGTGAGAAGCTAAAGCTACTTATACATGACGAGAGTGGAAAGTGGGACAAGCCAGACAATATACTAAACAACTGGCGTGTTACTAAAACATGTCTTAGGTTAGGTAGCAAGGTTGTGGGTAAATGTATGATGGGTTCTACGTCTAATGCCTTGGACAAGGGTGGTAGAAACTTTAAGCATCTATACTACGACTCTGACGTATCTAAGAGGAACTCAAACGGACAGACTAAGAGTGGACTGTATAACCTATTCATTCCTATGGAGTGGAACATGGAGGGGTTTATAGATGTGTATGGCATGCCTGTGTTAAAGACACCAAGCAAGCCAGTCATGGGTATTGACGAAGAGCTTATTAGTCAGGGTGCTATTGACTACTGGGACAACGAGGTTAGTTCTCTAACATCAGACCCCGATGCACTTAATGAGTTCTACAGGCAGTTTCCTCGTAGCGAGTCTCATGCTTTTAGGGATGAGAGTAAGCAGTCTATATTTAACCTAACCAAGATATACCAACAGATAGATTACAACGACTCCCTTATAAGGGAACACTTTGTAACTCAGGGTTCGTTTAGTTGGAAGGATGGCATCAAGGACAGCAAGGTAGTTTGGACTCCAAATAAAAGAGGCAGATTTTTTGTAACTTACATGCCTAAACCTGCGTTACAGAATAATGTAATAAGGAGGAATGGTAGATTTTTTCCAGGCAACGAACACCTTGGAACTTTTGGATGCGATTCCTACGATATATCTGGAGTAGTTGTGGGCAAGGGGTCTAACGGATCTTTGCATGGTTTGACTAAGTTTTCTATGGAGGAGATACCAAGTAATCATTTCTTCTTGGAGTACATAGCCAGGCCTCAGACTGCTGAGATATTCTTTGAGGAGGTATTGATGGCGTGTGTGTTCTTTGGTATGCCTATCCTATGTGAGAACAATAAACCTCGTTTACTGTATCACTTCAAGAACAGGGGGTATAGAGGGTTCTCTTTAAACCGACCAGACAAGGCTTACTCAAAGCTGTCTAAGACAGAGAAAGAGTTGGGTGGTATACCTAACACATCCCAGGATGTAAAGCAGTCACACGCATCTGCTATTGAGTCTTATATAGAAAAATATGTAGGACTAGATGAGACTGGTATATATAGAACTGAGGGAGACATGGGGGACGTATACTTTGAAAGAACCTTAGAGGACTGGGCAAAGTTTGATATCAACAACAGGACAAAGTTTGATGCGTCTATAAGTTCAGGTCTGGCTATAATGGCTAACCAAAAACACCTATATACACCGTTAAAAGAAAATAAAAAAATAAGCATTAAATTTGCAACATATAACAACACTGATTCCCGCAGTAGAATAATAAATAGATGAAAGAGGTAAAAATAGAAATCAATCAAGCCGCTTTTCCTGATCAGTTTGTTACTGACGCACAGAAAGATACGATGGAGTATGGCCTACAGATAGGGCAGGCGATACAGTACGAGTGGTTCAGGAAGGACAATAGTTCATGTAGGTTCTTCAACCAGTGGGGGGAGTTCAATAGGCTAAGGCTGTATGCCCGTGGTGAGCAGTCTGTGGCTAAGTACAAGAACGAGATTGCGGTAGACGGAGACCTAAGTTACCTTAACCTAGACTGGACACCTGTTCCAGTTATACCTAAGTTTGTAGACATAGTAGTAAACGGATTAAACGATAGGCTGTTTAAGGTGAAGGCCTTTGCAGAGGATGCTATGTCAGCGGAGAAGAGGGATGAGTTTCAGAAAATGATAGAGGGAGAGATGATTGCACGTCCGTTGTTTCAACAGATAGAGCAAGACTTTGACCTAAACCTTTTTCAGACGGAAGAGTCTGAGCTACCTGAGAGTGATGAGGAACTTCAGTTATATATGCAGCTTAAATATAAGCCAGCTATAGAGATTGCTGCGGAGGAGGCTATAGACACCATACTAAACCAGAACCAATATAACGAGATAAGAAAGAGATGCGACTACGACCTTATGACGCTTGGCGTTAGTATGGCAAAGCATCAGTTCCTACCAGGACAGGGGGTACAGCTAGACTATGTTGACCCTGCAAACGTTGTGTACAGCTATACAGAAGATCCATACTTTAAGGACTGCTACTACTGGGGTGAGGTAAAGACTATACCTATGGCAGAACTTGTTAAGATAGACCCAGACATATCAAACGAGGATATGGATAAGATATCTAAATACAGTCAGTCTTGGTATAACTACTACAACAACGCCCAGTACTACGAGAACTCTATGTTCCAGCGTGACACAGTCACCCTGCTGTACTTTAACTACAAGACCACACACTCTTTTGTTTACAAGAAGAAGGAGATGGCAGACGGTAGTTACAAGGTTGTGGCTAAGGACGACCAGTTTAACCCACCCATTGAGATGCAGCAGGAGGGTAAGTTTGAGAGGGTAGAAAAGAATATAGAGGTATGGTACGATGGTATCATGGTGATGGGTACAAACATTTTATTGAAGTGGGAGTTAGCTGAAAATATGGTAAGACCAAAGTCAGCTTCTCAGCATGCACTGCCTAACTATGTTGCGTGTGCGCCAAGGATGTACAAGGGTGTATACGAATCTTTAGTGAGGCGTATGATTCCTTTTGCAGACCTTATACAGATGACACACTTAAAGATACAGCAGGTAGTTTCTCGTGTTGTACCAGACGGTGTGTTCATAGACGCTGATGGATTAAACGAGGTAGACTTGGGTACAGGTAACGCTTACAACCCTGAGGATGCACTGAGGCTATACTTCCAGACAGGTTCTGTTGTTGGTAGGTCTTACACCCAAGACGGTGAGTTTAATAACGCAAGGCAGCCGATACAGCAGCTTACATCAAGCAGTGGGTCAGGTAAGCTACAGATGCTGATAGGTAACTATAATCACTACATGGACATGATTAGGACGGTTACTGGATTGAACGAGGCAAGGGATGCTTCAAGCCCTAACCCACAGGCGTTGGTTGGTGTACAGAAGCTCGCTGCACTAAGCTCTAACACGGCAACTAGACACATACTTAACAGCAGCTTATATATAACAAAGCGTTTGGCTGAGGGTATTGTTATAAGGACATCAGATATATTGGAGTACTCAAACTTTAAGAATCAGTTTGCTATGCAGATTGGTAAGTACAACCTAAGGCTGTTAGAAGACCTAAGGGACTTCTACTTGTATGACTTTGGTATATTCCTAGAGATGTCTCCAGACGAGGAGCAGAAGGCTATGCTTGAGCAGAACATACAGATGGCATTATCCAAGCAGGATATAAACCTTGAGGACGCTATTGACATTAGGGAGATACATAACCTAAAGATGGCTAACCAGCTATTGAAGGTTAAGAGAAAAAGAAAGCAGGAGGCAGAGCAGCAGGCAGTACAGCAGCAGCAACAAGCAGCGGCACAGATGCAACAGCAGCAAGTAATGGCACAGTCTCAAGCCGAACAGATGAGGATACAGACAGAGACACAGGCTAAGATGCAGATAAAGCAAGCAGAGGTTGCTATGGATATTGAGAAGCTAAAGAACGAGGCGCAGCTAAAGGCTCAGTTGATGGAGATTGAGTTCGGCTACCAGATGCAGATGAGGGGCTTAGAACAGCAGCAGATAGATATGAGGGAGCAGTCAAGGGAGAAGGCTAAGTCTGACAGGATTACTCAGGCTAACACGCAGCAGTCTAAGATGATTGAGCAGAGGAAGAGAAACCTGCCACCAATAAACTTTGAGTCTAACGAGGACAGTTTAGATGGCTTTGATCTAGCTGAGTTTAACCCAAGGTAGGCTAAAATATTATTATATAATATGTATTAACTTTGTACAAAATTAAATCAAATGAATTTACAAGTAAAAGAAGTTGGTGGAAACCAAGAAAAATCAAAGGCTGAGATAGAGGAGCAGTTACTTAAGAAACATGAAGAGTCTTTTGCTGACGCAGAGACTGTATCTAGTGAGCCAGAGGTTATAACTAAAGAGCCAGAGGTTACACCTGAGCCATTAACTATAGATGACGACAGTGTTCTGTCGTATATAAAGGAAAGGTATAACAAGGACATTGATTCAGTTGATCAGTTGTTCGAGACGAGAGAGTCAAACGAGCAGTTGCCTGATGATGTGTTAAAGTATTTTGAGTATAAGAAAGAGACTGGGCGTGGTATTGAGGACTTTTATAAACTACAAAAGGACTACGATAGCATGGACGAGAACTCTATACTAGCTGACTACATGGCTATTCATGAGGAGGGTTTAGATGCGATAGACATCGAGGACTTGATGGATGATAAGTTTGGCTATGATGAGCTTGATGACGACAAGGATATCAAGAAGAGACAGCTGGCTAAGAAAAGAGAACTTGCGAAAGCACGTAAGTTTTTTAATGAACAGAAAGATAAATATAAAATTCCTCTTGAGTCAAGTGGGGGTGGGTTATCTGAAGATCAGAAAGAAAACTTAAGTGCATATCATAAGTATATAAACGAATCTAATTCTGTTGCTGAACAAAATCAGAAGCGATATGATTACTTCTTAAACCGCACTAAGGAAGTGTTTAACAACGAGTTCAAAGGTTTTGAATTTGAGGTCGGTGAAAAGAAGATTAATTACAAACCAGGTACAGCAGAAGAGCTGTATAACAAACAGTCTGACGTAAACAACTTTATAAACAAGTTTGTAGACAAGGAGGGTTTACTGAGCGAGACAAAGGATTACCACAGGGCCTTATCGGTTGCTATGAATCCAGAGAAGTTTGCTCAGTTCTTTTATGAACAAGGTGTTGCAGCAGCGGTTGATGACGTTACACGTAAGTCCAAGAACATAAACATGGATGTACGTAAGTCACCTCAGCTCTCATCAAAAGATGGTTTGAAAATTCGTTCTGTTGGAGACACAAGCAGCGGGAAGGGACTCAAAATTAGAAGTTTAAAAAAATAATTAACAAAAAAAAGTAAAAAATTATGGCAGTAAATGCAACGCCAGGTTTCGACCTGCAGCCATCAGCACAGCAAGTGCCGTTGGAAAGTAACTATATCACAAACTTTGATTTCTTGAATCAGTATCTACCCGATACTTACGAGAAAGAGTTTGAGAGATATGGAAATAGAAGTGTATCATCTTTCCTAAGACTAGTGGGAGCAGAGATGCCTTCTAACTCTGACCTTATCAAGTGGGCAGAGCAGGGAAGACTACACATAAAGTACCAAAACTGTACATCACCTGCTGCAGCTGGTGCAGCAACGACAGTTGCAACTTGGACTATACCTAGCCCAGGCCCTAACTTTAACCCTGCCCTAGCTAACGGTAGTTCAGCGGCATTGAGGGTTGGACAGACGGTAATGATATCAGACAGGACACCTGGGTCTACCCTAACTAACAAGGGTGTGATCACGGCAACTCCTACAGCAAACACAGTAACAATAGCCTACTACGAGGCAGGTGGACAAGCAATGGCAGCGAATGTAGCTTGTGATATATTTATCTACGGGTCTGAGTTCAACAAGGGAACTGAGGGGATGGTAGGATCTAACGAGTCTGACGACCTAATCTTTGACAACAAGCCAATAATTATCAAGGACAAGTATGCTGTCTCTGGTTCTGACATGGCTCAGATTGGATGGATAGAGGTATCAGGCGAGGACGGAGTAAGCGGATACCTTTGGTATCTAAAGTCTGAGCATGACACGAGACTACGTTTCGAGGACTACATGGAGACTGCAATGATTGAGGCCGTGCCTGCAGAGGCTGGTTCTGGGGCAGGAGACTTCTTCCAAGGGACTCAAGGAGCGCCTGGAACTTCACAAGCTAACCTTAACGGTTCAGAGGGTGTGTTCTACGTAGTGGGTCAGAGAGGTAACGTGTTTGGTGGAGGTAATCCAACAACGCTTGCTGAGTTTGATTCTATTATACAGAGGCTAGACAAGCAGGGA